CAGGCGCACAAGGGCCGATTGGCCCGCAAGGCCCAGCAGGCACGCCAGCGCCAACGTTCAACTTCAGCACGCCAGTAACGCGCACCATTGCTGTATCGACGGCCTATCAAGCTACTGACCCAACTAAGGCTTCAATCATCACTGTCAGCCCACAATGCACCGCAGCACTGAGCCTTCTGGTAGGGCAGACCTGTTCCATGCAGGCACGCGTCGGCTCGTTCGGCCTTACTTGCTCATCTGGCAACGTAGTCGCTCAGTGGACGAACGGCAATACCGGCGCACTGACCATTGGCCTTGCACTGAACCAGATCATGGGCGCACCGGGCGACATCAAGGTTCCTATCGGCGGGTATTTTGTACTATGCCCGACGAGTGGGACATTCACCATCAACAACGCTATCGACCAATCCGCAGGTTAATAGCACAACCATTGAGGGCTGCTACCCGAAAGGGCGTGGCAAGGATATGGACGAGTCAGTTAAAAAAACGGCTGAAAAACCGAAACGAGCATTCCCAGGTGGCGCTGGGCCGGGTAGGCCAAAGGGCGTACCAAACAAGACTACCGCTGCCGCTAAAGACGCAATCGCACAAGCTGCTGAAGCACTCGGCGGTTCCGCAAGGCTAGTGGAGTGGGCGCAATCTGATCCGCTTAATGAGCGTGCTTTCTGGTCATCGATCTACCCGAAGCTGTTGCCATTGCAGGTAACTGGCGAGGGTGGGGGTGCGGTGCAGATGAACTGGCAGATTGATTTCGTCGGCCCCAAGCAATGAAAGTACAGTTCCCCGAGAAGCTAGCCTTCCTGCTTCAAAAGAAGTGCCGCTACAAGGGAGCGAAGGGCGGTCGAGGATCGGCTAAGTCTTGGAGCTTTGCACAGGCTCTGCTGATCCTGGGGACGAGCAAGAAGCTTCGCATCCTCTGCACGCGAGAAGTCCAGAAGTCGATCAAGCAGTCTGTCCACAAGTTGTTGAAAGACCAGATTGAGCGTTTGAACCTCTCTGGCTTCTACGAAGTACTGGAGCATGAGATTCGCGGCAAGAACGGGACGGAGTTCTCATTCTCTGGTCTGTCGGATCAAACGGTTGACTCGATCAAGTCATTTGAGGGCTGCGATATTGTATGGGTTGAAGAAGCACAGAGCGTATCGAAGCGTTCGTGGTCTGTGCTGATCCCGACGATCCGTAAGGATGGATCTGAGATTTGGCTCACGTTCAATCCAGAGCTGGAGACAGACGAGACTTACGATAGGTTTGTAACGAACAAGCCGGAAGATTGCATCATCGTGGATATGAACTACACGGATAATCCGTGGTTCCCAGAAGTGCTGGAAAAGGAACGGCTGCACGCAAAGAACACGCTTCCCAAGGCGGAGTACGAGAACATTTGGGAAGGAAAGTGCATGCCAGCGGTTGCTGGTGCGATCTATTACGAGGAAATGGCGAAAGCCGAATCGGATAACCGGATTCGTGAGGTTCCTTACGATCCAATGCTCAAGGTGCATATCGTATTCGACTTGGGCTGGAACGACGCAATGTCGATCACGCTGGTTCAGCGACAGACTTCTGAGCTGCGGATCATCGAGAACATTGAGGACTCACACAAGACGCTGGATTACTACTCCGGCCTCTTGAAGGCAAAGAATATGAATTGGGGCAAAGTCTGGATGCCTCACGATGCACAACACAAGAATATCCAGACCGGCAAGAGCGCAAAGGAAGTGTTTGAGGCGCTAGGCTGGGAAGTAGAGATTACGCCGAACATGAGTATCGAAGATGGAATAAGGGCTACGCGAATGGCGTTTAGTCGCCTGTTCTTCGATAAGAACCGTGCAGCAAGGCTGGTGCAGTGCGCAAAGCGGTATCGCAGGGCAATCAACCAGACGACGAACGAGCCAGGAGCGCCGCTTCACGACGAGTGGAGCCACGGTGCTGACTGCTTACGTTATCTGTGCATCAATGCTGACAATTATCTGAACGAAGAATGGGGCGGGAAGTCGCTCAACTACCCGAAATTAGGAACCTGCTAAATGGCGCGAATGACTGACGACGAACTAGTCACTTTGGTGAACAAAGAAAAGACTATCAGTATCGCCTATGATTCTGGCCGTCTGTCGGAAATGCGACGCCGCGCAGAGTACTACTACCTTGGCGAAGCAAAGGGGGAACTGGCACCGCCTGAGATTGAGGGGCGTTCTGCTGTAGTCTCCACGGACGTATCCGACACTATCGAATGGATGCTGCCAAGCCTGCTCAAGATCTTCACCGCTGGCGACAATGCTGTGGAATTCACTCCGCAGCGCCAGGAGGATGAAGAGTCCGCAAAGCAGGCGACGAACTATATCAACTACGTGTTCTACAAGCAGAATCCGGGCTTCCAGATCCTGTACACGTGGTTTAAGGATGCTCTGTTGCAGAAGAATGGCATCCTCAAGGTGTGGTGGGACGACAAGAAGGACGAGACGAAAGAGGAATACAAGGGCCTGAATCCGATGCAGCTTACTATGCTGCTGCAAGACCCTGAGATTGAGCCAGTAGCACAGAAGGCTTATCCTGACCCTGATCCTTTGGTGCAGCAACAGTATCAAGCCGCCTTGCAACAGTATCAGCAAGCGGCCATGCAAGCCCAGCAAACGGGCCAGCCGCTGTCGCCTCCGCCGGAAGAGCCGATTGCCTACGATGTGACGGTAAAGCGCACGAAGGATTGCAGCAAGGTCTGTGTCGAAGCAGTGCCGCCAGAAGAATTCCTTATCTCGCGTACTGCCAAGACTATTCAGGACGCAAGTTTTACGGCCCATGTGACACTGCGTACGCTGTCCGATCTGCGCGCCATGGGCTACAAGAACGTCGATGATCTGCAATCTGACTCTGAGGGTGAGCTGAACGGCGAGCGCATTGAGCGCATGACGTGGGACGATGAAATGGCCCCGTATGACTACGATGGTGCCGATCCTACGCAGCGCCGTATCTGGCTGACCGAAGCTTATATCAAGGTAGATTACGACGATACGGGTATCGCAACGTGGCGCAAGGTCACTGTAGCTGGCAATCGCGTGCTGGATAACGAGGAATGCGACGGCCCACCGTTTGTGTCGATCACGCCTCTTCCACTGCCGCACCGCTTCTTTGGACGCTCTATCGCCGATCTGGCGATGGCTACACAGCGCATCAAGACTTCGATCTGGCGCGCAACGCTGGATAACCTGTGGCTTCAAGTCAATGGCCGCTACTTCGCTGTAGAGGGCCAAGTCAATCTGGACGACCTGCTGACGACTCGCCCAGGTGGCGTGGTTCGCGTGAAGAATCCGAACGCTGTCGGCCCGCTGCAACAAGGCTTGGCTGATTCTGGTGCGGCGTATCAGGCACTGGAGTTCGCAGAGAACGCGAAAGAGAACGCAACTGGTTTCACGCGCTATAGCCAAGGTGCTAGTGCTGACACGCTGAATAACACGGCAACCGGCATCAACATCATCACAAACCGTTCTGATGAGCGTGTCGAGCTGATTGCCCGCGTATTCGCTGAAACTGGCGTGCGTGAGCTGTTCCTCAAGATCCTCAAGCTGGTGAGCGAATATCAGACCACTAGCACGGTTATGCAGGTCAGCGGGCAATGGCTGCAAGTGAATCCACGTGAGTGGGCTACTCAGTTTGACTTCACGGTGAACGTCGGTCTTGGCACCGGCAACAAGGATCAAGTCGTGCAGCACTTGATGGCGCTGAATCAGGTGCAAGGCCAAGCGCTGCAACTTGGCTATGCCACGCCGCAGAACCTGTACAACTCCGCGACGAAGCTTGCTGAAAACTTGGGCTTTAAGCAGCCCGACCAGTTCTTTACCGACCCATCGCAGCAGCAACCGCAAGAGCCGCAGCCTGATCCTGCATTGATCGAAATGCAGGAGCGCATGGCCCTTGAGCGACAGAAGGCTGAATGGCAGCACCAAGAGAAAATGGCACAGCTTGAGCTTGATCGCGAGAAGGCGATTGCAGAGGATGCACGCGCACGCGAAGAACTGCAACTGAAATACATCATCGCACCACAGCAAGAGGCGCAGATCAACGCCATGCTGAATGCCCAGACTGAAAGGGAATTTGCCGATGGATCTGCATCAGGAAGTGAGCCGAGGCCAGCAGGCCAAGGAACTGTTGAACCATCCCCTGTTCCAGGAGGCGCTATCGACCCTCAGACAGCAGTATCAGCAGGCATGGGCGGATTCCCCGGCGCGTGATAAGGAAGGACGAGAAGAACTATGGAAACTACTCAAGTCGTTAAACGCGGTCGAAAGCCACGTGCAGCAAGTGCTGACAACGGGCGAAATGGCGAAAATCCAGCTGGAGCAATCGAAGGTGCAGAAGCTGGTAGCGAACATCTGGCCCCGGTAACGATTGATCTGGTTGCATCTCCTACTCCGTCCAAGACGATGCCATGGGAAGAACTGAGCGCATACGTCGCCAAGATGCAGGACGCCGACACTGAGCGCCGCATTGTGCGCGTATGGCATACGAGCGGGCCTGATATGTGGACTGGCCGCTTCGGCAATGCTCCTGTGGCACATGGCAAACCAGCATTCCAATGGAACACCGGAGAGATTACGAATCTTTAACCGCTGCCGTTTGGCAGTATTACCGCCGACAGGCAGAGGAAAACTATGGACGAAGCTACCCAATCGGGCGTGGAGAACCAGAGTCAAGCAACGCAAGAAGTATCGCAAGACAGTGATTTTGCTTCCATCATCAGCGGCATGAATAATGGTGGCGAGTCTGAGCAAGAAGGCGGTCAGGAAGCCGTCCAAGGTGCTGAAGGCACTGAGGGCCAAGCAGACCAAGGCCAACCGGAAAGCGAAGAGGAGCCAACGTTCACTCTGGTCATTGATGGTCAGGAAGTCACAAAGAAGCAGAGCGAGATCATCGCAGATGCGCAGCGTGTAGCAGCAGCCAACAAGCGGTTTGAAGAGGCAGCAGCAGCACGCAAGGAAGTCGACGCGCAGAAGCAGCAAGCCGCTCAAGATCGTGCACAGCTCCAACAGGCTCTGGCGCACTATCAGCAGCAACTTGAATCACTGGCTCCGCAGCCTCCGAATATGGAGCTGCTGAACACCGATCCAGTCGAGTATCTCCACCGTAAAGCGCAATACGACCAGTTGATGTCCGAGCGACAGCAGGCACAGGCGGCGCAAGCCTACCTCCAGCAGCAGTCGCAGGCAGAACAACAGGCGCAGATGCAGCAATACATGGCAGATCAGAAGTCCCGACTGCTTGAAGCAATCCCCGAATGGAAGGACGAAGCCAAGGCCAAGGCAGGCGTCGAAGAGGTTAAGAACTACCTCTCCAAAAAGGGCTTTACCGAGCAGGAAATCGGCTCACTCGCAGATCATCGCCTGATCGTGCTGGCCCGCCAAGCAGCAATGTTTGAAAGCTTGGTCAGCAAGCAGGCACAAACCGTCAACAAGGTGCAGAAACTGCCGCCAAAGGTCGAAAAGACCGGTTCCGGCGTCCCCGTCACAGACGGTCGCACCGCAGGAATGCAACGACTCAAACAGTCCGGTAGCGCAAGAGACGCTGCCGCACTCATCGCACAAATACTCTAAGGAGAAAATAACATGGCAGCTCCAACTAATACCTTCCAGACTTACCAAGCGATTGGTAACCGTGAAGATCTGTCGAACGTGATCTACAACATCGCGCCGACCGATACCCCATTCATGTCCGGCATCCCGAAAGGCACCGCCGATTCGACCCTGCATGAATGGCAGACCCAAGACCTCGCCGCTGCGGCCAACAACGCACAGATTGAAGGTGACGACGCAACTGCTGCAGCTGTTACCCCAACTGTTCGCCTGAACAACCGCACGCAGATTTCCAGCAAGACCGTGATCGTGTCTGGCACCGAGATTTCGGGCATGAACCCTGCTGGCCGCAAGAATGAACTGGCCTACCAGATCAGCCTGAAAGGCAAGGAACTGAAGCGCGACATGGAAACCGCACTGACGCAGAACACCACTGCTGTCACTGGTAACTCCACCACCGCACGTCAACTGCGCGGCCTGGAAGGCTGGATTGCAACCAACAACAGCCTTGGCGCTGGTGGTGCAGCTCCGAACTACAACACCAACACTGCTCCGACTGACGGTACGCAACGTACCTTCACTGAAGCGCTGCTGAAAGACGTTCTGCAACAGATCTTCGTGCAGGGCGGCGATCCGAACCTGATCACTGTAGGCCCATCGCAGAAGCAGACCTTCTCCACCTTCACTGGTGGTGCAACCCGCTTTGACAAGGCAGAGGACAAGTCGGTTACCGCCGCTGTGGACGTGTACATCTCGGACTTCGGCACCATGAAGGTGATGCCAAATCGCTTCCAGCGCGCACGTACCGTGTTCATCCTGCAAACCGATATGTGGGAACTGTCGGTGATGCGCCCAATGCAGACCTATGAACTGGCGAAAACTGGTGACGCTGAGAAGCGCCAACTGCTGACCGAGTACACGCTGCAAGCCTCGCAAGAGAAAAGTTCTGGGGCCGTCCGTGATGTCTTGTGATTTTGACAACTAGTTAAGATCAACAGGGCTACCTCCGGGTGGCCCTTTTCTTTTGTGAGGAAATCATGGGTGTGAATCTCAAACAACTGCCTGATAGCTCGATGGGGCTTGAGGGAAAGGATCTAGGCACCGGCTCGTTTTTGACGCGCTCGCTGAACTGGACTCCAACGTCTAGCGCAACGGCGATCATGCTGGTTGTGCCGCGCACTGTGGTCATTCAAAGCATCGTGGCCCGCGTGGAAACTGCTGGCTCCGATGGCGGTACGGTGACTGCAACCATTTACAAGGCCCCGTCTGGTACTGCAATTGGTTCCGGTGTGGCCCTGCATAGCGGCACGATCAACCTGAAAGGCACGGCGGCAACGAATCAAACGCTGACCCTGTCCACGGTTGCTGGCGCACTGGAAGTGGCCGCAGGTAGTGCAATCGGCATCGTCTTTACTGGCACGCTGACTGCTGCTGTTGGCGGCGTCACGGTCAGTTTCAATCCAGCGTAACACAAGCCCCTTCGGGGGCTTTTTTCTTGCCTAAGCCATGAGCGAAATCTATACCCGCCATCACTACGTACCAGAAACGGATACGAGTGCGATTGAGCGCATCCAGGACTGCACGCCGATTGCCGAACACGCAAAGATGCTGCGCCAAATGGGACAGACGGGCGATAAAGAATTCCGCCACGCTGCGCACTTTCCAGCCGTGGCAGTAGAGACGTATTGCAATACGCATCACATCACGTTCGAGGAATTCATCCGTGAGCCAAAGCACGCTAAGGCGATGCTCAATGACCCAGCACTGAAAGCATTCCGCGTTTGGGAAGGACAAGCATAATGCAGCGCTACCAAAACAGCATCATAGACAATCGCGGCCTGCCACTCATTGGCGGCTCCGTGACGGTGTATATCCTGAACGGCCCAGCGGCTACGATCTACTCGGATAACGGCGTGACCATTACCGCCAATCCGCTGACGACCGATGAAAACGGCTACTTTGAGTTTTACGCTGCCAATGGTCGCTACTCACTGACGATTAATGGCGAGAATATCCAGACGACCGTTATCAATGATGTGTATCTGGCGGATGATCCGGTTACGCCAGAATCTTTGGCATCATCTGTTGGATCGTCACTTGTGGGCTTCATCCAGTATGGCACTGGTGCTACTAGGCAGACGGTAGAAACAAAACTCCGTGAGCGCGTTTCAGCGGAGGACTTTTTCCTGGCTTCAGACTCAGACCAGACCGGCATGATCCAGCGAGCCATTGACGCCATAGCGAATGTTGGTGGAGGCGATGTTGAGCTTACCGGCAATGCCACATATATCGTTACCGGCTTGACCATAAAAAGCAAAGTTCGACTTATTGGTCGGGGTCGGTACAAAACCATCATAAGGCTTAAGGATGGAACAAACACAGACGTTATCAAAACCGAGGACGCTGACACCCTCTGGCCTGGAACTACGACAGGAGGCGCTTACGGCTGGACAATCGAGGGACTTCAGATTGATGGTAACCGCGCGAGCAACACATCTGGATCTGGGCTAAAAATCTACGGCTACAACTTTAACCTTTCGGATCTTCTGATTAAGCACTGCGCAGACAGCGGAATTGAGTCGAAGTGGACGGTAGGCTCCCCAAGTTTTCCGGATATTCTAATGGAGGCGTATGTTGAGCGTGTCACTGTCTTGGAATGCGGAGAGCATGGCGTGTATTGGGCGGGGCCGCATGACACCCATTTCAATACCGTGATTTTGGTTCAGAACAGCCAGAAGACTCCGAATACTTATCACGGCCTGTTCGTTGATTCTGGAACCGGCTTCACTGGCGCAAGTACGTTCACCTACCTGCATGTGTGGGGCGTTTTCCATAAGTATGCAGCCTACGTGAACGCCGACCCATGCATATTCTCGAATAGTCACATCGAAGGTGCAGACGTAAATCTGTACATCAACAAAAACAACTGCATGGCTTCTGGCTGTGCCGTGTATGGCGTAGGAAGTGCACCGGATGGTGCGGGCGATGTTGGCATTTACTTCAACGCTGTATCAGGCTGCCACATCGACGCCAAAGTAATGAATTGTGCTGGCGGATTAATTCAAGCGGCCGGGGCATGCTCATACAATAAGATTGACGTATCTGGTTTTAATACGACTGGCCCAGCTGTTGTGGGGACATTAAGCAGCACCAACGATCTGAATATTCAAATATTCGGATCGGCTGACGATGATACCTTCCAGATTGGCAGGACTTTCGCAAGCGGCCCTCTGATTCGTGGCACCGTTTCTGGAATAGGTTTTTGCAACGACACGCTTTATGTGAAGGATAACTTTGTCGGTGTCGGGACAACTTCACCAGACCAAAAATTCCATGTTGCAGCAGATGGCAACTTATTCAGCAAGGTCGAGTCTGGTGGCGGGATTGCACTTTTTTCCGGCTTCCGATCTGGTGGAACTCTCGCTTCCAAAACCATTATTTCCAATGGCGATGAGGTAACTCGTTACGATGGACGCGGCTATGACGGATCGACCTACAGGCAGATGGGCTATATATCAGTTCGCTCTGCCGGAGTTCCTGCTGCTGGTAACACGCCAGGCAAGTTGGTTTTCGGCACGAATATCGGAAGTACGACAGCAGGAGACAGGCTAGAGCTTACTTCGGATGGCAATCTTATTCCTTGCACCAACAATGCATCTAGCCTTGGCAATACTAGCTTCGCGTATTCGGTCGTGTTCTCATACGGCCTACGCGTTAAAGAGGGGATTAATGCTAAACAGGGTACGGCAACACTAGTTGCTGGTACGGTGACTATCGCAAACACCAGTGTCACCGCAAACAGCAGAATTCTTTTGACTTCGCAAGTTGACGGCGGAACTCCTGGCTTCCTTCGTGTGTCGGCCCGCGTGGTTGGAACTAGCTTCACCATCACTAGCAGCAATGCTGCTGATACCTCCACTGTCGCTTACCAAATCTTTGAGCCCGCATAGCCATGACCATCATCGTCCAACAGCTTGCCCAAGGCAAGGATTACGACTGGCTCAAGTCGGCCATTGCTACGTGGTTGCACCGCTCGGATATGGGCGACATTATTCCCGATCTGATCGTGCTGGCGGAATCAAAGCTGAGTGAGGATATCCAGTCCAAATCGATGGATACGATCATTCAGCTAACGACTGAAGCCGGAAATCCGTTCCTTGATCTGCCAACGGACTTCCGCAACATGCGCGGAATCACGCTGGTATCTGATCCTGCTCCCCCGCTGAAATACGCAACGCCTACGGAACTGGCGGAGGATTACCAGATCCCATCGCAGCAAGAGAAGCCGCGTATCTACACGATTGTTGGCACGCAGATTCGTCTGGCTCCAACGCCCGACTCGGCCTATGACGTGGAAGTGACGTATGAGCGCCGTATTCCGGCCCTGACGGTCACGAGCACAACTAACTGGCTGCTGGATCGTTCGCCAAACGTGTATTTGTTCGCATCGCTGCTGATGGCACAGCCTTACATCATGGACGACGCCCGCATGGCTGTATTCCAGGCGATGTATCAGGATGCACTGAACGCGATCAACCTGACCGATTGGCACACTGCCTCACAAATGCGCGTGCGTACCGATGTGCGCATGCCTTATACCTACTAAACAGGAATCGACATGGGACTTGAAACGACCAACTATATCGATGGTCTGAACCCTGACAATCCGCCTCCAAACGATCCGAAAAGTCAGGGTGACGACCATATCCGCCTGATTAAGGACGTTCTGAAACAGGCGTTTCCGGGCTTTACTGGAACTGTTTGCGTGGGTGGCCCCGATACTGGCGCCGCTGATACCTATGTCCTTGCACCGACAGAAACGCTGCTGGCCTATGGCACTAACATGATCGTGGCGTGGCTTCCGATCAACAACAACACTGGTGCTGCAACCCTGAATATTTCTGGCCTTGGTGCAAAAGCATATAAGGCTGTGGACGGCTCTGCATTGGTCAGCGGTGAGATTGTAGCCGGTCAGCCAGAGGTTGCGCTGTATAACGGCACAGAGTTCCGCAAGGTAGCTGTCAGCAAGCGCTACATCGACCAGCTCGCATTCTCTGCTGTGCTCCCAGCGCAACCCGGTGGCTCTGATACCTATTTCCTTGCTAGTATCGCTGGCTCTGCATCGTGGCAAATTACAGTGCCACCTAATGTTATTCGCAGCGCTCGTACCGCCAACACCAACATAACTGCTGCTGACAAACAGAAGTTCATTGATATTACCAGTGGAACATTCGTTCAGACCTTTGATGCATGTACCACGCTGGGGTCTGGATGGTTCATCTGGTATCGCAACAACGGTACGGGTGACGTCCAGCTTGATCCAAATGGCACCGATCTGATCGACGGTCTATCCAACTTCTTCATGTACCCAGGTGAAACGCGGCTTATTACCTGTGATGGCGCAACCCTGACATCGATGGTGCTGCATCCATACTACAAACGTTTCACATCGTCTGGCACTTGGACTAAGCCGCCCGGTTATCAACGGCATGGCGGTATCGTGGCAAGTGGCGGGACAAGTGGCGTAAAGAGTTCTGCCGGTGTATTGGCGCAAGGTGGCCCCGGTGGCGGAGCATTCCCATTCTCTATCGCCAGTAGTGCTCTTGGTGCATCTGAGGCGGTAACGGTTGGTGCTGGTGGCGCTCCGCAGACTTCAGCAAATACGGCTGGTAACTCTGGCGGCAATAGCAGCTTCGGTTCGTCTGTTGTTGTTATCGGTGGCGTATCGAGCACATCAACTGGCGGTGGCACTCAATGGGGCGGTTCGGTGGCCATCTTCGGCACTACAAGTACACGCGACACTTCTAAGGCCGCTGGCTATGGATTTGAGGCTGGTACAGCGCAAGACCCCGGAAATTCCGTATGGGCTGGTGGGAAGGGTTCAAACGATGCATCGGCCACGTCAGGAAGCTCGATTTATGGCGGTGGCGCGGGGGGTGCTGTTGATGCTGGCGGATCGGTTCGTGCACCCGGAAGTTCACGCTTCTCTGGTGCTGGTGGAGCGGCTAGTTCGGCATCCAATGGTACTGCTGGCGTATTCCCTTGCGGCGGTGGCGGTGCTACCCAAACAGGTGCGCAATCTGGTGCTGGCGCAAATGGGTTCGTTGATGTTTGGGGAGAAGTCTGATGCGCGCTCATGTCGTTGAAAATGGGATCGTGGTTAACACGATTGAGGTATCCAGCCTGTCCTCTATGCCAAACCTGATTGACGGTTCAGAGGGCGGCATTGGTGATCGCGTGGTAGATGGCAAGGTGGTTCCGAAAGAACCGGAGGCCGAATAATGGCGCTCGTTCGCGTACCTAACTGCGGAAGCGCAGGGGTAATCAAGGATCTGTCGCAGCCAGAGTTGCCAATTCAGGCGTGGACTGATTCCAAGAACATCCGTTTTCTTGACGGCTACGCGCAGCAATTCCTAGGCCACGGGTCAGCATATGGCACGCCTCCTGTCATTCCATATCACGTACTAGCTGTTAACGTCGGCCCTGATCGTTATTGGCTCTATGCCGGTGAAGAAAAGATCTATGCCGTCACGATTGCTAGTGGAACGGCAGTCCATACTGATATCACGAATGCTGGTGGCGATTACACTGGCACGCCAAATGCATGGACTTCCACGCTGCTATCAGGCATCCCGATCTTCAACGCTGGGAACACGGTTGATTACCCGCAGCGATGGGATTTGAACATCGCCAACAAGATGGTGGACTTGGACAACTGGCCAGCCAATACCTATTGCAAGGCCATGCGCACGTACAAGAATTTCCTCGTGGCGCTGAACGTGACCAAGGGTTCGACCAACTACCCATTTATGGTGAAGTGGTCTAGCCCTGCCGATCCGGGCGGCGTTCCTGCAACGTGGGATCCAACAGACCAGACGCAGGATGCTGGCGAAACGGACTTGGCTGAGAGTAACGGTCAGATCATCGACGGGCTACAATTACGCGACTCCTTCATGATCTACAAAGAGGATAGCGTATGGCGTATGACCTACACTGGTGGACCGTTCGTGTTCTCGTTCCAAAAGGTACTTGGGGTGTCTGGTGCTTTGAATCGGAACTGCATCGTTGAAATTGACGGCTTCCATTTCGTGCTGACTGGCTCTGACGTGATCGTGCATGACGGCCAGAGCGCTACCCAAGTGCTAGATAAGCAGGCCCGCCGCGCATTGTTCCAAGACATGGACGTTGAGGCGATTGACCGCTCATTCGTGGTCAAGAATCCGTTCCTCAACGAAGTGTTTGTCTGCTATGCCAGCGTAGGGAACTCGATCCCCAACAAGGCTCTCGTCTGGAACTATAAGGACAAGACGGTTTCGTACCGCGATATCCCGAACCTGCACCATGCGAACTACGGCACGGTTGATGCAGCATTGGGCGATACCTGGGCATCCGATAGCGATCCTTGGAATACCGATCTGACGCTATGGAATGGTCCTGACTTCACGCCGAATACTACTCGCGTGCTCATGGCCTCCAATGACCAGCGCCTGTACCTGCTCGATACCTCTGCAAGCTATGACGGCGTGAAGCCTGAATGCTATCTGGAGCGCATTGGGCTGACGTTCGGAGCGCCGGAAAATATCAAAGTGGTGCGCCGTATCCGTCCGCGCATCACTGGCAACCTCGGGGATACGGTCGTTATCAAGGTGGCTGGAATGAATGACCCATACGAGGAACCGGTGTACGTGAATGGCATGACGCACATCATCGGCACTACGGTATCGAACGACTGCTTCGTGAGTGGTCGCTACATCGCCATCCGCATTGAAAGCGGATCGGCTTACTTCGCACGCATCGACTCCTACGACATTGACGTTGTGACTCAGGGTGAATGGTAATGCGCACGCCGAATCTAGGAACTATCCAGTTCTCGGTAGGTAATCCGGGAGATATACAGTCCGTTGGCGCGCTGCTTCGGTATGTGCAGGAACTTGAGCAACGAATCTCCTCTGTGGTTATTGCCCTTGCACGAGGACATTTAGATGAACTGCATGCGCCACCACAAAAGCCACGTACAGGTGATTTGGCACTAGCGGACGGCACAGATTGGAACCCTGGCTCAGGTCGTGGCGTCTATTGGTACGACGAGATTGCAATGCAATGGAATATTTTAGGTTAGGTTAATAGGGGAAACACATGGGACTTCTTAAGAGTTTGGCAGGGATTGCCGCGCCAATTGCTGGTAGTTTCTTCGGACCTGTCGGCACTGCTATCGGTGGCGCTTTGGGTGGTGCACTAAGTTCTTCAGGCCAGCCAAAGAGCCAAACTACCACGCAACAGCAGCAGCTTGATCCGCGCATTGCAAACATCGTCTTCGGCCAGAATGGAAGTGGTGGCTTGCTGTCGCAATATCAGACGCTTGGGCAAACTCCGCAGAATGACCGGCTGAAAGAGTATGCCAATGCCAATCTTAACTACCTGATGAATCAAGGCCCAGCGAATCAAGCGCAGCAGCAAGAGTCTGCCATGCAGCTCCTGAACAGCTCGATTCAAGCGCCACAGTCTCAGGCGGCTCAGCTCGGCCCTGTAACGCAAGCACAGGCGGCGCAAGTGAATGCGCCAAGTCAGAATAATCTGAACCTGACTGGATCGTATAACAGCCTTATCAACGGTCAAGCAGGCAATAACCCGTATCTGACCGGTGCAATCCAGAAGGGTATCAACCAGAGTAATAACGCCTTTGGTAACTACCTTACTGACGCTAAGTCGGCCACGCAAGACCTGCTAGGCGGCATCCGTGGCGGTGCTATCGCATCCGGTCAATACGGCAGTTCGCGCCAAGGCATCGCGGAGGGTAAAGCTCTTGACTCGTTTAATACGAATATTGGACGCGCAGCATCGCAGTTCGGCCAGAACAATACGGATGCTGCCGTAGCTGCGCAGTCTGGTCAGTATAACGCCGACCGTGACCGCCAGTTGGCAGCGACACAAGGTCTGAGCGGCCAGCAATACGGTGTGGCATCGCAGAATGCGAACCTACAACAGCAAGCGAACCTGCAAAACGCCGGGGCTGCGAATGCTGCCGCACTTGCAAACGCTGGCTTCCAGCAGCAATCTGGCTTGGCGAACCAGAATGCACAGCTTGGCACGAACCAGCTCAATACCCAGCGCCAAGGCATGGGACAAGGCTTCCTGTCCGGACTGACCAACAATGCCTATAACGTGGGCATGAATCAGGACAACTACGCTATCAACCGCGCGGGACAAGTCAACAACCTGCTGACGCCTTACCTTTCGGCAAATAGTAGCCAGCAGTCAACTACTCCGCTGTACAATAACGCAGGAGCAAGCGCTCTCGGCGGTGCTGCGGCTGGCTTGGGGCTGATGAACATGCTTGGCGGTTCCAATAACCGTTCCGCTGGTTCCAATCCGGGTTCGATTATGGATCTGTTCGGTTCTAACGGTGGCCTGTCCTTCTGGAGCTAAGAAATGGGACTACTCGATCAATTCGCCAATCTGTCTCCTGAGCAGAATCAGGGACTGCTGGCTGCTGCTGCACAACTTTTGCAAGCGGGCGGTCCTTCGCGTATGCCAACCAATCTTGGTCAGGCGTTCGGCCAAGGGCTGCAAGCATTCCAGCAAGGCACCGATGCAGCTCAACAGCGCAAGATGCAGCAGGAGCAGGCGCAATTCGCTTCGCTGGCAAACCAGTTCAAGCTCCGCGATCTGCAAAGCGATTATGAGAATCAAGAAGCGCAACGTAAGCGTGCAGCGGCATTGCAGGAGTTCAACAAAAGCTACTTCACAGGCGGCGGCACTCCTGCTGTGCAAACTCCGCAATTTGAACTATCTTCCACGCCGAAAGCATCTATGCCGGGCCAAGTTGCAATCTCCGGACAGCCAGGAATCGGCGGTCAGAAAGGCAACATCTTTGAGCAGCGCATGGCTTATGCGCAAGCCCTGCGTTCTGCTGGATATGGTCAAGAAGCTGCTGCGGCAGAGAAGGAAGCATTGCAATTCCAGCCAAAGGTGAAGAACTGGCAGGAAGTACGTCAAGGCGACAAGGTTCTGTACGCACCATTCTTTGAAGATGGCACGAATGGTCAGCCTGTTCCGCTGGAAGTGGCAAAGCAACTGGAATTCCGTGATGGGGGCGGCACGATTGAGGCCCTTGATTCATTCACCGGTAAAAGTGTGCGCTCTATTCGCAAAACCATGTCGCCAGACGCAATTGCGGCCAATGAGCGGGCCAAAGAGGCTAACCAGATTGCAGCCGGGACGAAAGTTGCCACGACCAGCACGAACCTACGCAAAGAGTTTGACGACCTTCCAGAGGTCAAGAGCTACAAAATGGCCCTCCCAGCTTTCAATGCCATTAGGGATGCTGTAGGCCGCAATACGACGCAATCCGACATCAATATCGTCTACGGCCTCGCAAAGCTGTATGACCCGACCAGTGTTGTCCGTGAGGGCGAGTACGCGACTGTGGCGAATAGCCCGAACATCCCGGAACGCATCAAGGGTTATGCACAGTACCTTGCCGGTGGTGGCCGTCTGACGCCAGAAACCAAACGCCAGATCATGGACGAGGCAACGGGCCGTATTGGCTCGTATGAGACTGAGTACTCTGCTGCGCGTAACAACTACTCGGACATTGCAAAGCGCTCTGGCGCTGATTCCACCCTGCTGTTCCCAAGCGAATTCAAGCCAGCCGCTGGCAAATCCGACACGAGCAAAACGATTTCTCTCTCTGACATCGCCGAAACGGCTCGTCGTAGCGGCAAGACGACTGCTGAGGTAACTGCTGCTGCCCGCGCTAAGGGGTACACGATTGGAGGCAAATGATGCCAGGACGTGATCTATCCGCTGAATTGTTCGGCTCGAATGGCGCACGCGATTTGACGGCAGAATTGTTTGGCGATTCTCAGCCAGCACAAACAAAGCCTCTTACCCGCACTGAACGTGTGATGAAGGGCATCCGTGACCCTATCGATGCTGGCGCTCAACTGCTGACGAATCTGCTGCCTGATAGCGTGGTCAATGCCGGTAATCGGCTCAACAACATGCTTGCTGACTCCACGGGCCTTGTGGCGCGTCTGCCAGAAGGTGGTGTAGATGCGCAAGTGCGTCAGGCTGAACGCGAATATCAAGCGCGTCGTGCTGCTGGTGGTGAATCTGGCATTGATGCCTACCGCGCACTCGGCAATGCTGTCAGCCCTGCAAACTTGGCCGTGGCCTCTCGCCTGCCTGCTGCCGCCTCGCTGGCTGGTCGTATCGGCGTTGGCGTTCTCGGTGGTGCTGCCTCTGGCGCATTGACGCCTGTTGCTGATGGCGATTTCACCACTGAGAAGCTGAAACAAGCTGGCATGGGCGCTGCTGTAGGCGGCGTCCTACCGGCTGTTGCTGGTGGTGTGGCACGTGTTATCAGCCCGAACGCATCGAAGAATGCCAATCTTCAAATGCTGCAACAAGAAGGCGTGCGTCCGACAATTGGGCAAGCTCTTGGAGGGCGATGGAATGCCGCAGAAGAAAAACTTCAATCCCTTCCTATCATGGGCGATTCAATCGCTCTGGCGCGTGGCCGTTCGCTCTCTGACTTCAACAAGGCTGCGATTAACCGTGCAACTGGTAAGGTTGGTGCTCAGGTGGATGAAATCGGGCAGGAGGGCGTAAAGCAGGCCGGTGACGCCATTTCCAAGTCCTATGACGATGCACTAGGTCAGATCAGCGGAGTTCGCCTTGACGGTGCGTTTAACCGTGATCTGATGCAGTTGCGCGGCATGGCTCAAGGTCTTACCGACACGATGAAGGCCAAGTTCAACAACGCCATCAATCAGACGCTCCTGCGCAAGGTTAGCGGAAACGGCTCGATTCTGCCTGACGACTACAAGGCCATCGATAGCGAATTGGGCCAACTAGCAGCGCGCTATGGCAAGTCCCAGGTGGCGAGTGAACAAGAGCTTGGCGATGCGGTAACGCAGCTTCAATCCCTGCTGAAACAGCAAATGCTGCGCTCCAATCCCGATGTTGCGCAACGCCTTGCTCAGGCTGATGAAGCATGGGCAAATCTGGTACGGGTTGAAGGTGCGGCAGGCGCGGCAAAGAATGCCGAGGGTGTATTCACTCCTGCGCAACTGAATGCCGCTATCCGCTCTGGCGATAACAGCGTGCGTAAACGTGCCGTGGCGCGTGGTACTGCATTGATGCAAGATCTTGCCAATGCTGGTCAGCAGGTATTGGGCAACAAGGTTCCGAATAGTGGCACGCCTGAACGTCTGTGGCTTGGTGCTGGTGCGCTTGGTGGTGGTGCAGCGATCAATCCAGCTATCCCCGTTGGCCTACTTGGCGGTGCTGCGGCCTACTCCCCACAAGTGCAACGTGCGCTGGTAGCGGCGGCGACAAATCGCCCAGCCGCAGCCGAGCCAGTAGCCGACTATCTCCGCCTGCTCGCGCCCTTCGCGCTGGGCGGCTCTGGTCAGATTGGCATGGGCTTGCTGGGCCAATAATCGGACTAAACCAGTCCCAAAAGCGGCCATTCCAGCCCGTAATAAGTTATCATCCACGGCAACATTCCTCCCGGAATGATTATCCCACTGAAAGGAAAGTGACATGAAGAAAATTTGTGAGGCTATCGGCGGTAAGGGCAAACAAAAACCGCCAGAAGGTGCACGCAAGGTGCCTACCAAGCCAGCGAAGAAATGAACAACTGGCGCTACCGTGTCGTTGTAGCCGCACTGCTCTATGTGCTGGCAGACATTCACAGCGATATCACGTCCACATGGCCTAACAATAGCTGGTGGATGCTGGCTTATCACGGTAGCGCTGCAACACTTGAGTTTCTGATTTTTCTAAGCTTGCCTTGGCTTCTCAAAGGCAAGTTGCTGTACCAGATGCAAGCCCTATCCGTCGCCTGCATTTGCGTGAACTTCTTTGGATTTTTCATATATCAGGCCGAAGCCCCGCCATTCCTAAATGATTTACTGATAGGAGTGCTGGGTTATGCACAGTACGGAAAACTATTTATGGGCGACCGCAATGTTAGCGACCTTATCCGCGATTGCGTGGGCTTGGGCTATTGGGCTAGGAATTCGCGCTCATCTGCGTAAAAGGAAGAACGATGAATTGGCTAGAAGAATTACGCGCCATGATGGAAAGGGCATCAGAAAGCTCTAAGGCGACTGGTGCGGTAGTCACATACACAACTGCTAGCGGAACTGCTGCCATGTTGCAATGGATTACTGGAATAGGCGCTGCCATCGCTGTTTTCGCTGGCCTCGCTGCCACGCTGATTCTTGCTCGGCTCAACTGGATTCGCGGTGAGAACGAACGCATCCGTGGCGACATTCTTCGCAAAAAGCTGCAAGGCGCTGATATCCCACTAGACGAGGATGAATGATGGGCATCCCTGAAATCATCAACGGCATCATCGGCAAAGAAGGTGGATATAGCAATAATCCTAACGATGCTGGCGGTGAAACGATGTGGGGAATCACGCTCACAACGGCCCGTGCAGAGGGCTACATGGGGCCAATGAAGGAAATGCCGCGCAGTACCGCAGAAGCCATCTATGCACGCCGCTACGTAACGCGGCCAGGATTCGACAAAGTTGCTGCTGTAAATGTGCGCATCGCTGAAGAAATGGTCGATACCGGCGTCAACATGGGTACAAGCTTACCTGGCCCATGGCTGCAAAAGATCCTGAATGCACTTAACCAACAAGGCAAGCTGTGGCCTGATCTGGAAGTGGATGGAGCCATTGGGCCTGCTACGTTATCGGCACTCAAATCGCTCCTGAAACAGCGTGGCAAGGATGGCGAAACCATCGTCTTGCGTGCGTTGAACTGCCTTCAAGGCGCAAGGTACATCGAAATTACAGAGTCTCGCCCAGCCAATGAGACTTTCTTTGCTGGATGGCTACTTAACCGCGTAGAGGTGGCATGATGTGGCAAGCTCTAATCCCAATTCTCGGCTCTGTCGTTGACAAGCTATTTCCAGACCCTACGGCAGCAGCTAATGCCAAACTGGAAGTAATGCGCCTTGCTCAGACCGGCGAACTTGCTCAACTTAACGCCGACCTTCAGTTAGCCACAGGCCAGATGGATATTAATAAGGTCGAGGCGGCAAATTCCTCTCTGTTTGTCTCAGGGTGGCGTCCCATGGTGGGGTGGACATGCGCATGTGCGTTTGCCTTCAAGTACATTGGCGGCCCATCTGTATTCATGATCGCGCAGGCGTTTGGGCATAATTTGACCATGCCAGAAATCGACACTACGGAAATGATGCCGCTTCTGTTCGGCATGCTCGGCTTGGGCGCATACCGCACCTATGAGAAGTCTAAAGGTGTCACGAAATAGCTTGCCTATCGTAAATATCGCCCTACACTGAAACTCATCAGGAGGGCGATATGACTACTACCAAGCCATCGCAAGCGTATCTCAAGGCGTACCTAGAGCAACGCCACAAGAGCCAGACCCCACCGCCGACGCCGTCAGAAATCCGTCGTCAACTTGGGTGGGATCTGGTCAAGCGCTAATCTGCTTTGCTCCCATTGGCAGCGTCAGAGCCAGCTTCGACCTCGCTCCAGCTTTTGTATCGGTAGCCGGTCTTGACGAGCAAAGCCTCAAGCTCACGCTCATTCGCTGTTTCTGCGTGGAAGCCGCCCGCAAAGTAGATCGAACCTACCAAGTGGGCAATCTTCTTCAAGTCGGTAGGCAGTGCTGCGCTGTTTGCCTGAACACATGCGGCGGCGGCGTATTCCTTGATGACATATTCCTCCAAGTCAGTCCAGAAGCCAGCGGTTGGATGCGGTGGCAGCTTAGACAGTCCGCCTCCTGCGGGCGGCGAGTTGCCCACAGTGCTACCATAAATCTTTACGATACCATTAAGCAGAGATCCGTCGCCCACAGGCTCAGCGCTCGGCGCTTCCGGGCGGTTATGTGGGCTGTTGTCCAGCAGCGCATTCACAGCCCAATGCAGCAGGCCCGCGCTGGTCTTGTAGCACGCAAATTCCTTTTCCAGCAGCGCATGCAGTTCCGCTTCGCCGTCGCTCCCCGCTTCCTTGCTGGGGACAGGCTGCGCGGCGAGAAGGTCACGAAGCTTATTCGCAGTCTCGCCCTCGGGAATGCCACCCCAATCGTGGGCATCGAGGTATTGAAGAAGGTCAGAGGCCAGTGTGTGGATATCGCTCCCCGCTGCTTCGGCGGGAAGGGCGGCGAGAACCTTCAAGCGCTCAGCGATTGCGCATATACAAGGGCGCAACTCGCTATCATCATGGGCAGCACTGTTCAGCAGATCGGAGGCGCACAACAGGATCGAATCGCCTTCGGCTTCGGTGGGAAGGGAGCGAGAGGCAAGGGCGCGATTTCGCCATTCGTCAGCATTGCGGGCTTCGTGCGCTGCTGCACTCTCGGCATGGGAAACCGCCGCTTCCAGTTCGCGCACGCGGGCCTCGGCGGCTTCGGTGCGGGCTATGGCGGCGCTCATTGTTTCGGCTGTGTAAAGCACTACGCCCGCCGGCTGATAGACCACGGCGCCATCGCGTTCGCTCACGACTGCAAGTAACACGCCTTCCGGCATGCTCTGCACTCCCTCCGCTGCGCTGGTAGGGGTGGGCTGGGCCGCAAGTGCTTCTTTGAATTCGCTGTACGTGACCTTGCTTCGGATTTCTCCAGCTTCCACACGACGGCAGAACTTTTCGGCAGCTTCTTTCAGTTTTTGGGCATCCATGATGTTCCTTTAGTGGGAGGCGGGGATTAGGGCGCAGTCGTGAAGCGGACGAAGGGCGCATAAACGGTGGCGATCTGACCATCCTCAAGCTCCACGATGGCAACAGGATTGCTCTGGCCCTCGCCGTCTGCCTCCTGCGCCCAAGCATGAAACACGGCTTGGCGCGGCTCATGCGTCTTGGTTTCGGGGTTCCAGATTTTTGCTTGTACTTCGCGCATCATGTATCTCCTTCAGATATACAGCCTCCAGGGGGAGGCGGGGTGGTTATTTAGAATCGACGTAATCCTGCACTTGCTGGTGCAAAAATTCTTCGCACGTCGCCTCGCCCACGTTCCCGATATCGCTGTAGTGTTTGTCGTTCAGGATCGCGTAGGCTTCAAAAGATGACAGGCCGCCGCGCTCGTTCAGGCGCGTCAAAGTCTGGCCGTGGTTGCGCTCGGCCTGCGCAGCGTGCGGCAGGAAGATCGCCATCGGGACTTGCTTGACGGTTTTGCCGTCCATGATTCGCATAAACATTCTTCTCTCCTGTATCCCCTCCTATGGAGGGAGGGGTGATTATTGGGCGGCGGACATGCCATGCTTCTTGGCATCCAGTGCGACGTGGCGCAGCGCGGCCAAGTATTCGACAGCTTTCGGCATAGTCCAGGCGTGCACCAGCGTTTCGTCCTTTGTCACATCGTCTTTAGTCACAATGCCACGAACTGGCACGGTGCCGAAGGAACAGCCCTCCCAATCGATCTGGATCACGCGCTTGCGCCAGCCGATGCACACCGGGCCGATTTCAGTCATAACCAGCCACCACGGCGTTTCCTCGCGGATCTTGGCGTAGTGATCGTTGCGCGGCCAGTAGCCGTTTGGCAGCTCCCAGATACGGCCCACGCGGAACCCCGCCACGGTGAACAGGCTTTTCGCTTCGTCTTTGGTCATCGTTCTTCTCCTTTCAGGTTTCCAGCTACTTGCTGGAGGATGGGGCGAACCAATCGCACAGACGCTGCCAAATGGCCTTACTGCGACTGAACGGCCCGAAGCTTGTTCCGGGGCGGACGTTCTTGCGCCAAAATTCGATACTGCCTATGCTCATGCTTCTTCCCCGCCTTCCTGCTTTGGCATGGCGGGGTAAATCGGGACAGCATTGGGGCCTGCTAAGTCCGCACTTCGGTGTATCGCAATCGTGCAAGATACATACAGAAGGTCATCGATAGCATGCCGGACATTTGCAAGCATCGCCGGACTCAGATAGCCAATCGGCTTCTGCTCGCTCTCCGGTGCTGCGGAAGGCTGTTGTGGTGGCCGGGGTGCTGCGGCGAGCATGGCATCGTATGCTTCGTCAGGGCTGACATAGCCACCGGCAGCGGTCACAAGGGCATCTGCTGCGACGTGCATTTCCGGCGTCGGATTTACCGGCACCAGCTTCCAGCCGGTCGGCACAGCGGTTTGCTCTGCGCTTGCAGCGGTGCGGGAGACGATTTCACGTAGTCGTTCGATTTCGCGTGCCGCCCAGTGTTCGCGCTCGTTCTTCGGGATGCACGGATTGAGAATTTCGTTCTCCAGCTGGGATGCTGGCGTTGCTTCAAATGTGCTTTCGGTGCTCATTTGGTTTCCTTTCCTTCGTTAAGGGCGGCGCTCAGTTCAAAAGCCTCAGTCCACGTCTTTCCGCTGGCGACTTCCCGCAACGCTCGTGCGATATATCTGGATGCGTGAGCGCCATCCGTGTTCCCGTCACGGCGGTATTGCTGCGCACTCACTTCAATCACTTTTGCGGCCTCCTTCAATGTGGTAATCGGATGCGCGATGTGGTGAGGTGTCTTATCGAACCATTTCGGATGCTTAGCCATTACCCTGCTCCTTCGGATTGGATGGTGATGCAGTGGATTGGGGCCAAGCAGACCAATCAAACGCCTCCCATTCTTCGGAAATGGCATCGGGCATATATCCCTTGCTTTGTGCTCGATCCAAGCTTTCCATAAGGGCGTGAAATTGGTCATTTACCTTGATCAGTTTCCAGCCGGGTTCCAGTTCAATCCCTTGCTGCTGGGCTACTGGAGAAGATGCGAGAGCGGCGGCAACAGCTTCCTCTGCATAGGCGCGCATCTGGTCGGCAGTGAAATGAACCAGCGCGCTATAGCAGATTTTGTGCTCCGGGTGATACTTGGTGCCTTCAATGGTCGGATCAGGCAGCGGCGGCAGTTCTGGCGGCACTACTACTGCTTGTGGTGCTGGTGCAGCAGGTCGGGCTGCGATCTGGCTTGCTGCCTCGCAATGGTGGCAGTCCAGATAATCCGAGTGCGTCACCGCGCCATCATCAGCAACGTGCAGCACGCGCTTGCCAGTATCACGACATACTTCGCAGGAATAGCTCATTTCGATGCCTCACTTGGAGTAACTACACGCACGTCAAAGCCGATGTGCTTGCCAAACGTACCGATGCCAGAGGACATGCGCACGTCAACGAGTGCCAGCGTCTTAGCAGCTTCCTCGCCGGTGCTGATGCATACATCACGGCGTACAGTGCCATTGTCGAATTGCACACCGATATCGTACAAAACCATGCCGGGCATCATTTGGAGGCCTCGGATTCAACATGACGACGCGAAGGGATTTTCTTAGCGCCCGGACGGCCTTTCCAATAGGCCGAACCGCGCACAGCAGACTCGCTCAGGCCATATTTGCGGGCCAGCTCGGTTGCCGTGGTGCTGGGGTTTTCGCTCAGATATTTGGCAGCTTTGACTGCCGCTTTGCTAGGCTTGTTTGCCATTTCATTCCTCCATCAGGTTGATGGAATTTAGTATGCAATAATGCATACAGAAATGCAAGCGCTTTCTACTATAAATTTACTTGTCGCTCAGCAGCAACACTATGTATGAACTCCAAAAAATCCGAAAACTCTTTCTTGTTCATCTTGGACGTGCGGAGGCCCAGCATAACTACACCACCATTTAGCCCCATTGCGAGGCGTGCAGTTTCTTGGCGGAAGGCGGCGGAAAGTACGTCTTTCCACTCTTCCGGATCCAGGCAGACCATCTGACCGTTGACAGGCCATTTCAGTTGCTGGCTGAACGCTTCCAGAAGCGGCCACAAGGCAGCATTCTGCGAGAGGGATCTAGTAGCCGGTGCTATCTTGACCGCATGCCCATCCGGCGCGGTGCGGACTGCTTCTATTGCCCGCTGCCGCGCCTCTGGATGACCGCCTAGGACGAATGAACGAGTTTCAGCCATAAAGCCACTCCATCAGCACATCAGCTTTAAGGCCAGTGCGCCGCGAGATATCCCAAACCGTATGTCCGTACATGAACTTACGGAAGCCATGGAATACCTCGTGCGCGTCCGATGCTCGCATTCCGGCCAGCTCGTGCAGATCGGCATGCGTCTTAGCGCCGGTTGCCTGCATGAGCTTCGTGATGAAGCGCTGGCCGTTCATTGCCGTACACCGTACTTTTCCAGCAGCCTCCGGACATTGTCGTTTATTTCCACAACGGCAGAGTGTACGTGCTTCGCCATTTCATCAATAAACGCTTGGTCGCGCTTGATCGTCTGAATGTATAGCTTCATTCCATCAGGAAAATTCGGGTTATAGCTCACAAAGTCCCATTCGTCACAGTCGCAAACCCACATTCCTCCCTGAACTTGCCACATATGCTCCTCTGGCATTCCGTTAAGCAGCGTATCCAGATGAACCGTTGGCGAGAAAGGGCATTTCGATTCATAGCCTTTCTTCCGCCCGCTGATTAAACCATCAGGTGACGCGCCAATCTGCATGTACTCTGGATGGCGGATAAACCCAACCTCTTCGCAAAACTCGCCCGTAGCAGCTTCGTATAGACGGCGCGCATCGGGCTCATGCAGGTTGCCCCAATCCGTCGCCTTCGAAGTCCACATTGCTCCTGGCTTACCCGTAAGAAGCTCAAGGGTTATTTCTGTGATCGTTGTTTCACGCGATTTCAGATAGCCTTTTCCGTTCTTCTGCATGGCGCATACGTCACCAAAACGAGACCCGGTTACGCAGCCAAGCCGCTCCAGAAGCCATTCTTCAGTCTTTTGCTCAGCGCTCATTGCTGCTCTCCAGCGTCAAGCCCAGCAATAAATTCCGGATCTGGCTCCGCCTTCTGAGGAACTTCCGGCATACGCTGCTCAATCGTGTTGGCCGCTTCTCGCAACTTAGTGCGGTGAATGGCAATCTCGTCTTTCAGACGCTTGTGCGAGGCAGGATATGCAGCAAACTGTGCGTTATGAGATTTCCAGAAGGCTAGTGCAGCATCGTCGCTGTCAGTCTTGCGTGCTTCGGCAATGACCGCCTCAACATCAGGGCCATCATCTGCAGGACGCTCGTTGATATCGCGCAGCCCCTCGCCGCCATCTGTATTCAAATGATGAATCGCGGTTTCAAGGCGCTCCGTCTTGGGCCAGTACTTGTACGCCTGCTTGACGCAGGTTTTCTTGACCATTTCAGATTCGTCAGTTACCCAAGGGCAGCTTCTGATTTTCTTTTCACGGTACGCCTTCCACGCTTCGGAACGGTCACGAATGGCGAACACATCGTCAGCGCTCATGGTGTGCGTAAGGTACTCGTTATCTGCGGTCTTTACGACAACGTAAACGCCGATGATTGGGCCGCGATCCTTCGCAAATGGGTTGTATCGGTGGTGAGGCAGTTCGTCCATGCGGCCAAGCTCAAAGCCATCCGACTCCCTTACGACTTCGGCCTTTGCCCACTTGATGGAGCCGGTAGCAATAGCTAAGTCCATCAGCCCCATGTAGCTAATATCCAAGCAGATAGCCGCTGGCTTGTCTTTGCCCATGCTGCGCGGCACCAGATACGCTTGCTTCTTTGCAGGATTCAAGCTGATGCCAATCGCAGCCAGATTCTTGACCGCCGCGATCACAGAAGCCTTATTCTTTGTTGCCACACTCAGGGCATAATCGTTCGCGCTGAGAACTTGGATGGCGAATCCTGCCTCTTGCTCAAACTTGATTGCATTGTCCGAAAGCAGCGCCTGGAAATCTTCGCGTGCTGCCTGAATGTCACCAGCAATTAGGGCAAGTGCGTTACTCATTAGTTAATCTCCGTGGCTACTGCTTTCTGGTACTGCTCTTGTAGGCGCTTTCTTTGCTCGATTGTCATCACGTTCATCCTAAGAACTCCAATCCAGTACCAGTCAATGTGCCATTAACCTGATGCGGGCCGGGAATGTAGGGCGTCGTCATGCGCAGCAAGTTTTGGCGCTCACTTTGCAATTCAATCGCATACTCCAGTACAGCCCTCCAGCTTGGAGGACTGATCAGCACGCCTTTATCGAGGTCTTGCAGGATTTGTTTGAGGTCTGGTTTGTTCATTGTTTCTCCATAAGTTACCCAAGGGTGATAGCCCGTAGTTTCCTACGCAGTCCTATCTTCCCAATCCAGATTACCAATGATTCCTGGCAATCCCAATTCCACCTGAGTGGCACATTCATCCCGATAGTGTTGTCTCACCACTTGCCACTATCGGTTGCTCCAGTCGCTGTGCAACGCTGGGTCGGTCATACGGGGTGCAGCGCAGACCTGTCTTTCTGTGGTTTAGCCCGACTCAAGGCTATCCTTGGTGACGCTTTCCATCCACTCGCGCCAGTCTAGAAATAAAAAAGGCCGCATTAGACTGGAATCCTGTTGTGAGAAGGGCGGAGTGCGAGCAACCGAACAAACCGACCTACAGAATTCCAAACTAATACAGCCTTGTAGGTTGCTCTGACTACTAACCGTTCTCACGCGGTTGAGCGAATTGTGCCACCAGTAAATCTATATTGCAAGAAACTTTGGAGCGCCCGGCAGGAATCGAACCTGCGTATGTCGGAGTAGAAATCCGATGCATCATCCACTATGCTACGGGCGCATGTGCCGCACTATTCACGGCAGTCAGCGGCGCATCCTACCTGCCACATGGCCTGTTTCCTTAGCTGGCCTAGCCAATCCCCGTAGGGGCGTTAATCTTTAGCGGGAACTGCAAAATTCTTGCAGCGCAGATGCTCTGGAACGTCGCGAACCATTAAAAAACCAGAATTGCCTTCCGCTCGGAAAAGGCCCATATAGGCATCAAGCCATTGGCATTTCATCCTGCCTCCTGGCCCTACAAGGTCAAAGGTTGCGCTATCGTAAGCATCGGCATCTTTTGCCACGCGCTGGCATTCATGGATAGAAAAATCTTCGGACATTTTTGCTCTCTCTCAGGTTTCACTTCATCACATTTTCAGCACTAGGCGCTTCGTCCTCGTCCTGATCCTCTTGCTCTGCTTCCTGGCGCTCGATTTCTGCATCGCGTGCAGCATCTTGCGCTTCTTCGTACTTCTCATCGCTGATATAGCGGCCTGCTACGTGGGGCATGATTTCCTCCGTTTCAGAGATTCCATAGTACATCGTCGTATTTCAGATTGCAACAACAAAATACAACACCACAGCAAAATAAAATGTGGTAGCATGGAAACTCATAAATCACATGAGGAATACCATGAACGAACCAAATCCACAGTGGTCTGCGCAGGCCAAGGCACTCATTTCTTGCGTCCGTGCAAAGTTCAGGCTTGATAGTGATGCAGAGGTTTCTCGCTTCTTGGACATGTCTACCAGCCAGCTTTCCAACTTCAAAACTGGTCGCAAGCAAGTTGGTGCCGCAATGAAGCTGCGCCTGATCGAGCGCGCAAAGATGACGGCGACTCAGATCAACAAGATTCTGGAGGATGCGAAATGAATGTGAAACAAGGCGATTTGGCTATCCAAATCAAGTCGGCTGCCGGTAATTCAGGGCGTATTGTCCGAGTCCTTCAGTTCCTTGGTGCTTTCCCATTTTATGATGGTAGACACTGGCACCGAGACGAAGCGGATTGCTGGCTCGTTGAATATGAGCGCCCAATATTTACGGCTAATGGGCATAAAGCTCTGATATGCCCAACCCCTGACGCATGGTTACGCCCAATTTCCGGCATCCCTGAAGAAGAATCCACCGATACCAATCAGCCCATTAAGGAGCCAGCATAATGCGCAACAAAGGCAACAAATCCAGCGCCATGGCAGCCAAGACTGAGCGCTTACGCCGGTATCGCGTGATGATCGACGCATTGCTCACTGGTGAGAAGACTCCTGCTGAGCTGTCCACACACGCAAACTGCCACGTTGCAAACGGTCGTGAGCTGATCCAATCCATGATGTACTTCGGCTTGGTGCGCAGGGTATCGGAGGCTCACAGTACGCCTATCGGCCAGCCTGCCGTCTATGCACTCAATGATGAATCCAAGATCGGCCCATTCTTCGACTTCATCAACATTTGCCAGTCTGTGATGGAGGAGCGTGGCTTGCTGGATACGATTGATGACGAGCTGGAAGCAAAGCGAGACAGCAAGGATATCAAGCCGTTCCGTGATCCTCTGGTAGCTGCTTTCTTCGGAAAGGCCGCAGCTTGAAGCCCTCCACGCTCACCCGTAAAGCGCCTATTACCAGGACAGGGTTTAAGCCAGCAGAGCCAAAGCCGCCGAAAGGCCCGCGCAAGAAGAAATGCCAAGCCTGTAAAACGCTCTTTACGCCGTTTCGTGCTCTGGAAGCATGGTGTAGTCCAGAATGCGGTTTAATCGTCGCCAAAGACCGTTTGGCAAAGCAGGAGCGCAAGGTTGACCGTGAGCGCAAGCAAGCACTGAAAAGCCGCAAGGATTGGGAGCGCGAGGCCCAGCAAGCCATGAACCAGTGGGTGCGCGAAGTGCGCGATGCCGACAAGCCTTGCATTAGCTGCGGACGGTGGCATGAGGGCCAGTGGCATAACGGACATTACCTTAGCCGTGGTGCGCGCCCTAATCTGGCGTTGGAAGAAAGCAACACAGCAAAGCAATGCCAGCCCTGCAACGTGCATCTAAGCGGAAATCAGGTGCAATTCCGAGCCGGTCTGGTGGCTCGTATTGGCCTGCAAGCAGTCGAAGCGCTGGAATCTGACCATGTTCCGCGAAAGTACACGATTGAAGACTTGCAGGCTATCCGTAACAAATACCGCGCTTTGGTGCGCCAAGCAAAGAAGGAGGAAGTATGAAGAACTGTTGTGGTATTGGAGGATTGCTCTTCGGGCATTCATATGTCGCCAGATACAGTACTGGCCCAGTGGTTGGAAAGGTTCATCTAGCATTTTGCACGGCCAGTGAATTGGCGAATTTGGCTGAATCAACTAAGTCAAGAACCTATGTTCACGATATTTGCTTGCGGTGTGGCGATATAAAAAAGGAGAAGTGATATGGAATCAGCATTTAAGAAGGTGTTTTCCCACATCAAAGAGCGCCTTGGGCTTGATCTTTTTGAGGCAGTTGACGAAAACGAGTGGGCTGGAGATACCGTATCTGGTTTCTACACCGAATACGATGTTTGCATCGAGAAGCTGGATGAGGAAATCGACCGCTTTATTGAGTCGTTCAAAGCCAAACCATGACCCTCCCCGCCATCATCACCCTAAACGCTATCTACTGGCGCATGACAAACGTCCAGTACAGGATGATGCTGGTCAAGTGTGGTGTAAAAGTGAAGTGATTACCTGAAAGGAAGTGAAATGAAAAGTATCGTACAAGAGCGCGGATCCGTAGCATTCCCGCAACACACCGGAGAACGCATCTACATGCGCGAGTTCCGCAAGTCTGACGGCCTTCCTTTCGATCTGGAGCGCTGGCAGCCTACGGTTGATTCCATGCTGGATGGCATTGATACTGACGGCCCGATCTACCTTATGGTCGACCAAGGTGTTGTGCGGGCCGGGCATACTCATCGTCGCCCCGGCCTCCATATTGACGGGTACTGGGTTCCGGCAAAACAGGCGCATAACGGCTCCGGTGGCGGGCATAGCAGCACGCCTTCACGCGACTCGGGCGGGCACCGAGGCTACAGGGGCCATAGTTCTACGCCTCCTGCGCGAGATCCTGGCAGCCATCGCGGTAGCGGTCGCCATGCGTCTGGCAGCCATGGTGGGTGGATTAATGCCAAGTTTGAAGAGCATGAGGGATTGATTCTGGCATCAAGCATCACTGCTGCGCGAGCCTTTGATGGCGAATTCGAAGGCGCACCAAATGATGGCGGGGATTGCTCACATATCGATACGAAAGCCATGCGTGAAGTCATGTTATCGGCTGGCCGCATTTACGCTGGGAATGTAACGATGCTACATGAAAGTCTTCCGGTGTCATTTGATTGCCTTCGCACTGTAGTACGCCTCAATGTACCGGGATGGCATCCATGATCCGCACCTCCCAATGGCTCCTAGCCATCTTCCCCTTTGCTGTACTGGTGGCTCTGTGGTGGAATTGCTGATGGCAGGAAAGATTTCTTGATTGAAGTCTTTCCTTACTGCATAATGTAACCGTTGGGCTAGTAATCCAACTCCTACACTCGGACGGCATTATGGACGACAGCAAAGCATTTTTAGAAGTGACATGGGCTACTGCCTGTGCCTCCGAGCGGGTGGCAGTTCTGCCGGTCTTACTAACCGGCCTCTTCTGAAAGTGCTTTGCCATGCTCACATTCAAGCCGCTAGGGCCAGATGCAAACGGCCAGTTCTCAGTAGCCTATGAAACTCCAGGCATTCCTAATTCACTCACTTTGCACTCTGCTGGTATGACTGAAGATCGTGCTAAGGCTGAATGTGACCGGCTTAACGAAGAGCAAGTTGCTGATATGCGGCTTGAACTGCGCGATAGTGCTAACCGAATCGTGAAGGACGTTAATCGTGGCCGGTGATTGGATAAAAATGAGAAATGATCTTGCCGAAGACCCCGCTGTAATTGGTATTGCCTGTGCGCTGGAGTTGAGTGAGGATGAAGTTGTCGGAAAACTTCATAGGCTATGGAGTTGGGCTGATAGGCATACAACAGATGGATGTGCGCCAGCTATTACGCCTAAATGGGTTGATAGGTACGTATCGGCACCGGGTTTTTCCTCTGCAATGGAAAGGTTCCACTGGATCGGATTCTCCGATGCTGGTGTCTCGTTTCCTAATTTCGATCGACATAATGGACAGTCAGCTAAGACGCGTGCTGAGGCAACAGAGAGGAAAAGGTTGTCACGGAAAAATCGTGACGACGGCGAGACAGGCGATCAGCGCACGGCGATCCCAAGGCCATTTGTTCGCCATGTCATGGAAAGGGATCGCTATACATGTGTCTATTGCGGGACAGAAAGCTCCGAGAAAAAGGAGTCTAGCAATCGGGCGGTGATGAGTATCGATCACCTAGTCCCAGCGACACGAGGAGGCGCGAATGCTGTTAGCAATCTTGTTTGCGCGTGTAAATTGTGCAATGCAGAGAAGAATGATCGGACTCCCCAAGAGTGGGGGTTACTGCCGACTTTCCTTCAGCCAGGAGTCTCCTACGATGGGAGGTTTATGTCACAAGAATCTTGTGACAAATTTGAGACCAGAGAAGAGAAGAGAAGAGAAGAGAAAGAAGCTACTACTCCGTCATCTGACGATGACGTGCGGGCATGTCCTGTCGGCACACTTGTTGACCTATACCACGAGTGCATGCCAAACAATCCAAGGGTAAGAGTGCTGAACGAAGCACGCAAGGCAGCAATACGCCAACGCTGGCGAGAAGCTGCAACGATGGAATGCGAGCCATTCGGCTATAAGACTAAGGCGGAAGGGCTGGCAGCTTGGAGGCAGTTCTTCCTGATCTGCGCTGAGTCTGAGTTCCTGACTGGCCGATCGAAAGCGATTCCTGGCAAGCCCACGTTCATTGCCGACATTGAATTCCTTTTCTCACCTAGCGGCTTTGCTAAGACGCTGGAAAACAAATACCACCGCGAGGCAGCATGACAGAACAAGACCAAATCACCAATGACGCACGTATTGCCGTTATGGCTGAGCAAGAAGTGATCGGTGCACTCTTGCTGGACAACGATGCGATCGATCGTGTGCAAGACCTGATGCCGAGCCACTTCTACCGCGCAGACCATGCTGCAATCTTCTCAGAGATTCGCCGCCAGATCGGCATGGCTAACCGTGTTGACCCGCTTTCTTTGCTTGAGCCATTGCGCGGCAAGGTAGATGACTGCATGCGATACCTGATCGAACTGCGATCGAATTGCGGCAGTTCGGTGGTCATTCGTCGCCATGCCGACATCATCATGGATAAGGCCATGAAGCGCGAAATGATGTCGATCGGTCGTGATTTGGAAACTGCTGCGATCGGCAGCCTAACCCCTGCGGAAGAACTGATAGCCAGCGTTTCGGCACGGCTGGATGAACTGGTTAAGCAAAAGTCCGGTAGTGATCCTGTCTTGCTGGGCGACATGCTTTCCGACTACGCTAATACGATCCAGCGCCGGATGGATGGCGAAGAAAAGCCGATCGCTATGGGGTTCGCTGATGTCGATCGAATGATGGGCGGCGGCATCGAGCGAGGAACGCTTACGGTAGTCGCTGGGCGTCCTGCAATGGGCAAGACGGCATTTGGCCTTACTGTGGCCCGTAACGTGGCTCTGGACGGCGTTTCGCTGTTCCTATCCATGGAAATGTCCTCCACCCAAGTCAACGACCGTAATATCGCGGCGATCGGCAAGATTCCTGTTCAGTGGCTGCGCCGTCCACCTGAGAACTACGGCAAAGGCTCTATCGACGAGCAGCATTGGGACAACATGACACGGGCCTACAGCCTAGCCCAGAAATATCGCCTCTACATTGACGACCAAACCGCGCTGAACCTGCTTGCCATTCGATCGAAAGCGCGCAAGGTGCGGCGAACGGCTGGCGCGCTGGATCTGATCGTGATCGACCAGCTGAGCTTCCTCACCGGCGCTCAGTCGGATAAGTCCTACGAGCAAGTAGGAGAATACACACGCGGCCTGATCGCGCTGGCGAAGGAATTAAACTGCGCCGTAATGCTGCTGGCCCAGCTTAACCGTAAGTGCGAGGAAAGAACGAACAAGCGCCCGATGGCCGCTGACCTAGCCCAATCCGGCTCGATCGAGCAGGACGCATCCAACATCATCTTGCTATACAGGGACGAAATCTACAGCCCCGAGTCGCCAGACAAAGGCGTTTGCGAAATCAACGTGGTAAAGCAACGGCAGGGCCAGCCTGGAACTGTCGGGCTCGGCTACGTACACGACCAAACGCGCTTTCAAGACCTTGCCTACCAATGGAATCCACATCGGCGCGAGAGTGATAAGCCGGAACTTGGTGAGCGTCGCCGTGGATTCGGACTTCCGCGCAACTAAATCTGTCGCCACAAAGCAACAAGCAAAAATAACTCAACAATAGTATTGACGAGCTATGATGGCTGGACTATAGTGGATACATGGACGCAGCGCACAGGGCGCGGCGGATAATAGGAGAACGACATGGCAACGGAAGATATCAACGAACCAATGGTAGGCGGTCCTTATCGCCCAGTGCTGACGAATGAAGGTTCACACGCCCCATTGCATGGCTACTGGATCGAAGATGTAGAGGGTTTGCAATTCACCGGGACGCGCTTCTACTCCAAAGATGAGTTTGATGACGCGGCTGCCCTTTGCCTGCTGCTAAACCGCGCCTACACCGAAGGCTATGAAAACGGCCACATGGACGCATCCGAATAACAACCCTCGCGCCCTTCGGGGCGCATTCTGATGAATGGAGAGCAGCATGCATAACATCGAATATTTGCAGCGCCTGATTGACTGCAAAGTGTCGGAACAAATGGATTGGGTTGCGCGTGCTGGGACTGCGCAAGTGTCGGCATTCGACATGAAATCTCATATCAAGAATTGCCTTCAAATCGCCGTGGAGGCTGGTGAATACGTGGATGCTGCCGCCAATGCCTTTGTGCTGGCCCATCTGTCCTAAAAACCCCTCCGCGCTGCCAGAAAAGGAAAACATCATGTCCGCAAAACGAGCCGCCGAAGCATTGGTGCAATTCGATACCACGCTGCGCGAGAGCATCGAGAAACTGGATTCTCTCGGCGATTACTGGTGGATCACCGACGAAGGCATAGAAGCGGCAGCAGCCGTCATCCGTGAAGCCTCCGCTACGTGGACGCTGGGCCTTGCCGCCGCTTCCGCTGGCGTCACAGAGGTGCAAGTTTTGTGCGCTCTCGGACAGCGCCACCTGCACATGGGGACTCAGGTTGCCGCAGGCGGCAGGGTTCGCCAAATTCTGGCCGCTAAATAAATCACCCGCGCTGCCAGCAAGGGGCGCTCACCTGGAGAAAGAATTGAACGAACCAAAGCCAAGAGGATTTGCAGCAATGACGCCAGAGCGCCGCAAGGAGATTGCAGGCAAGGGCGGCAAGACTGCGCACGAGAGGGGAACTGCACGTGTATTCACCAGCGAGCAGGCTATTGAAGCAGGTAAAAAGGGCGCGGCTAAGCGCTGGGGGAATCTGAAATGAGTGAGAGCAAACATACGCCGGGGCCGTGGCATATCAATCTTGACCAGATCGATTGCGGTGATGACAAACTTAGCATTGAAGCTGATGAAGAGTATTTCATTGCGCAGGTGGATTCTGGCATGTATCAGGAAGCCAACGCTCGTTTGATAGCTGCCGCGCCTGAACTGCTTGCCCTACTTATCGAATCTCAGGAAAACATCGGCGGTGATTGGCGGTCGCGCCGCGATGCAGTTATCGCCAAAGCAACCGGAGAACAGCAATGACCGCACAAATCGCACTGGAAATGTTCGTACTGTTCTGCGTATGCATCTGCGTAGTAGCAATGGCAGTCATCGGCGGTCATGCATACGGAAAATACGTGATGAAAGAGCCGGAAACGCCTCCAGACGCCTCCGAACACCTGCTGGACTACTCCTACGCCCAACCAATGATGAAAGAGGCTCAGGACAGCGCAGAAGCAGTGCATCCCATGTTCAAGCCACAGTGCGAGCTGATTCGTTCGGATAAGAGGTAAGGATGCCCCAAGTTAAGCACATACCATACGACCTGCTGAAGTCTTATTTGCGCTATGAGCCTGACACGGGGAAATTTTTCTGGACAGGACTGGTCAGGAAGTCGCATCAAGGCCGGGAGGCTGGGAGCATAGCTAAAGACGGCTACAGAGTCATATTGCTGCACAAAAAGATATATACCGCTGGGCGCGTGGCATGGGTTTTGACTCACGGTGACATTGATGAAACTAAGCAAATTGATCATATTAACCGAGTTCGTGACGATAATAGGTTGGCCAATCTAAGATTAGTAACTCAAGCTGTTAATAGTATGAATCGAGGGGAATTTAAGTACTATTCAAAAACGAGCTACGGGAAATTCCAAGTAAAAGTGCGTGGTAGATACATAGGACTAGCCAGAACAGAAGAGGAAGCGAAGGAGATGGTGTCAAAAAATATCAACATAGAGGGTATGCCATGAAATTCGAGAACAAATCCGAAGAAATGCGCGCCACTATCCTCCAGCACTTCAAGGACAACCAAGGCAACATGATCCGCATTGCTGACTTGGCTAAGACGCTGGGGATTGGCTTTAGCTCGGCAAAGGCTGTGCTTGTCGATCTGCACAACAGCGGAGCTATACGGAAATCTAACGGCGACCGTGCACGATACTGGATGCCGACACCTGAGCAAGTTGCGCAGGAACAACAAACCATGGCCCGTACAGCGCCAATGCACCGCCCACCAATGAAACCAAGGACGCAGCACGCAGCGGTATTGCAGCGTATTGCGGAAGAGAGAAACGCTATCAGGAGCAAAGGATAATGGGACAACCACACAAATGGGCTGAAATCATCAAGGAAAAGGCCGATGGCAAGGATATTCAGTACATGGACCCGCCAGATGATAACTGGTACGACATGGCTGAAACGGATTGGGATTTCGACGCTGAAGGGATGCTTTTCCGCATCAAGCCAGAAGCGCCGAAGTGGCCGACGACGAGCCTAACCGATAAGCAGCTTGATGCTATATGGGATCAGAGCGACCCATTTAACACTGGAGCATCGGCCATTCTATCTGCGCATCGCCGAGTGGCTGATGCTGCTGTAGCACAATTATGCGAAGTCGGAACGCTGGTGCCTGCTGAGCGCTACGCCCGTGCAGAGCGCGCACTGCTAAGAGCTGGGTTCGTGGACCACGGAGCCCAGGAATGGAAGCCGCCTGTCAACGAGGCAGCCGTGAAGCTGCGCCATGCCGAAGAGATGCTGATTCAGTACGGCTTCAGCTACTCGCCCGACGAAGGCTGGAGCCGCCCACTTGATGCGGTACCTATCTATATGCTGGAGAAGGTTGTCCAGGAAACTATGCGGCGTTGTGGTGGTTTTCACCTAGCCCCAGCATCACTTTCGGCCATCATCGCATCCGTACTAAAGAAGGAGCAGGGGCATGGACAATGAAGAAGGTGACGCAACCGTAAAGCGTCCTGACGAGCCAATCACATACCCAATTCGTGACCAGTACCTCAAGCGCCTAGACGAGAACGCAGCCGCCCAGCGCGCTCAAGTAGCCGCATGGGAGAACACAGTCAACGCTCGCTTTTTCGACCCCAGGCGCGCACAGATCCTAGCCATGTTCGACATGCTAGATGACAACGGGAAGAATGAAGCGGTGGAGTGGGTGGGTAAAGCGCTTGCAAAGCAGCAGAATAATGGTACTATGTAGCTGTCTCTTTCAGGTGACAATCCCAGTTTTGGTTAGGCCCTCGGCGCTCGCTGGGGGTTCTTTTTCTAAGCAGCAGGAATCCGGGCGATGGCTTCCCGGTATCGGTAAACGATAAGCCCCAGCCTAAAAGGCAGGGCGATGGTTCGAATCCATACTGCTGCGCTCCAAATTCTCATTCCACACATCAATTTCCCTGCTACAATTTCCCTTGTTCACCTACAGGGGAAAGCCATGCAAACACTTCGCCGCGCACCAAGGATTGAAAAGCCTTCCATCCCTCCGCAAGACCCCCTAGAACTATGCCTCTCCATCTGGGCAGAATGGATGCACCGCAAGGCAGACAAGGATCTTGAGGCCAAGACCATGCGCACCTTGAAGGGCGACGGTGATGCATACGGCAAGGACGCCTCCGAGCTGGACGAGCAGCGCGACATCAAGATTGCTGAAGCAGTCGATGCAACTGTTGCATCCTTACCACGAATTCACCAATGGGCCATCAGTAAATCACAGAACCTTGCCCGCGTCTGGAACTTCCCTCATGCCGCTTACGTAGATGTGCTGGAAAGCGCTCAAGAGAACCTCCGCAACAAGCTCCGAAACAATATTTGCACTGGCGTATTATTTGCAGTATAGTCACCAGTGAGGCACGCCGCCGCATGGCGAAATGCCACTTACACAGTTTAGCTCCCCTAGTGGGAGCTTTTTTTATGGGAAATCCAAATGAGTGCTTCCCCCCGAGTAGTGCCGTTTGCCCCCGATAGCAACGGTACTCAAACCGTATCCGCCACGACCACCAGCGCATCGGTGACTGTCAGTGCCTATTCCAGCGCTGTGATGATTACCAATGCTGGCACTGGTACTGCATTCGTCCGCTTCGGCACTGGTGCGCAGACCGCAACGACTGCTGATACCCCAATCCTGCCAAGCATGTACTACGTACTGAGCAAGGGCCAGAACACCACTGTAGCCGTGGTATGCGGCACTGGCACTGCAACCGTGTACGTCACGACGGGCGAGGGGCTGAAGTGAAACGCCTACTTGTCGCGCTGCTGGCAATCACTGCCTACAACGCCCACGCACAGACGGCTAACGCCCTGCGCATCGAGCAGCGCAACGCACTAAACACGGCCTACACAAGCCGCTTCATCCCGCCAAACGCTACGCAAGACTGTCTGGTGTGGATGGCTCCCACGTCTGCTGGGGCATTGCCATCCTGCGCTGTCATGGGTACTGGCCTGACCAACTCTGGCGGCACTATCTCTGTGACGGGTGTAGTAGGCCCAACCGGCCCTCAGGGGCCACAAGGCCCACAAGGTATCCAAGGCGAACAAGGAGTTCAGGGTGAGCCAGGCGCAACCGGTGCAACTGGATCTCAAGGCATTCAGGGTATTCAAGGTCTGCCAGGCGCACAAGGGCCGATTGGCCCGCAAGGCCCAGCAGGCACGCCAGCGCCAACGTTCAACTTCAGCACGCCAGTAACGCGCACCATTGCTGTATCGACGGCCTATCAAGCTACTGACCCAACTAA